TTGTTTTAGTTGAAGTCAATGACATAGGTGAACAGGTCGCAAATACATTACAGTTTGATATGGAGTATGATAATCTTGTCATGGCATCTATGCGAGGTCGTGCTGGTCAGATCATGGGTGGTGGTTTCTCTGGGGGTAGAGCACAACTAGGTGTGAGAACAACTAAAGCAGTTAAGAAGATTGGTTGTTCTAATCTAAAACAGTTATTAGAGAGTGATAAGATAATAGTGGAGGATTTTGACTGTATCAATGAACTGTCTACGTTCATAGTCAAAGGATCATCATTTGAAGCAGATGATGGTTGTAATGATGACTTAGTTGCGTGTATGTTCATATTCTGTTGGGCAACAGATCAAACTTACTTCAAAGAACTCACTAATAATGATGTCAGAGAACAAATGTTTAAAGACCAACAAGATCAACTAGAACAGGACATGGCCCCATTTGGTTTTGTGGTGAATGGTTTAGAAGATGAGAACGTGGGTCAAATGGTGGACGAATACGGAACTAGGTGGAGTCCAATCGTAAGACAATACGATACTAACTGGTAATGATATCTGAGTCTCGTTTCTGAAAACAGTTTCTACATACAATTTCGTTTTTTGATATATACTCTAATACTTCAGTTTTATCCTCAGATCTTTTAGATAATGCTCGTATCTTCCTATCGTCTGGGTAAAACTGTAAACATATGAGTTCAGACTCACCACAATGTGAACAGGAGTTAGACATCAAATAATCTGCAATCCACTTATCTTTCAACAATCTGTGTCGCCTTGCAACCTTTTTGATGGTTTCTTTATATTTGTTATAATGTTCATTCATGGTATTATTTATAACTTCTGAATATAAACATTGTGTTTTTAGAATGTTGTTTTTTATAAATATTATGAAATAATCTCATTTTTAATAGAGGGAGTAAAAAAACATGGCATTTTTAGTTTCTCCTGGCGTTCAAGTCAAAGAGGTAGATTTAACCAATGTCGTACCAGCAGTTGCAACATCAATCGGTGCAATTGCGTGTCCTTTTGAAAAAGGGCCTGTTTCTGAAGTAACGAATATATCTTCAGAGGAACAGTTGGTAAAGATATTTGGTAAACCTCAAACTACAGACAATGCGTATGAGTGGTGGTTTACAGCTGCAAACTTCTTGCAGTACACAAACCAACTCAACGTAGTACGAGTAGAATCTGGCATACTAAACGCAACCGCTGGTAGCACAGGACTACTCATAAGAAATACAGACCATTACCTAGAGTCATTTAGTAATGGTGAAGCATCAGTCGGTGAATGGGCTGCAAGAACTGCTGGAACTCATGGTAACTCACTAGGAGTGTCAATATGTTCAAGTGCAAATAACTATTCACAAAACGCTGTAACAACAACAAGTGCAGAGGAAGCTGAAGGACAGACCACAATATCTGTCACAGATGCAACTGTCTTTAGTGTTGGTGACTTGGTAAACTTTGGTGAAACAGATGGTCACGAATACGAAGTTAAAACTGTAAATGATAGTGGAAGTGCAGACACCATAGTCATCAAGTTAAAAGATGACGCAAATGGTGCTGGTCTACAAAGCACAATCTCAAGTGGAACTAGCATTCGAAGAAGATGGAGGTTCTATGACTTGTTTGATGGCGCTCCAGGCACATCATTATATGCAGAACAAAATGACAGAGGAACACTAGATGAAATACACATAGTTGTTTATGATACAACTGGTGCAATCTCTGGTTTTAGTGTGGACGCAGATGGACAAAGAACAAACGCAGTTCTAGAAACTTTTGCAAACCTCTCAGTCAATAACAATGCAAAAGGGCCACAGGGAGATAGTATCTTCTACGCAGACGTAATATACAGACAGTCAGAGTTTGTATATCAAATGGATCATAATACTGGTGGAACAAACTGGGGAACAGATATTGATGGAACTCAAGAAGGTGATGTATTACTTGATGGAACAGACAGTTCTGGAACAGACGCTGGTAGTAAAGTCTTACTAGATGGTACAGATGGGTCTGGAACTGATGGTGGTGACAATGTTGACTTGGAAGATGGTACATCAACATACGCAGTTCTCTCTTTACCAACAAGAAGTGAACTCTCTGGTGGAACTGATGACTACGCAGTGACCGCTGGTGAACTTAAAACTGCATATGACAGATTTTTAGATACAGAGTCACTAGACGTAAATCTAATCTTAGGTGGACGAGGTGGTGGAGCTGGTGACAGTTCATCAACTCAAGATACACACGTTACAATGTTAACATCATTCGTTGAAACACGAAGAGATTGTGTCGCATTTGTATCACCACATAGAAGTGCAACAGTCAATGTAAATAGTTCACTTACACAAACAGACAATGTGATAACTGCATTTGATTTATGTCCATCATCATCATTTGTGGTATTCGATAGTGGATATAAGTATATGTACGACAAGTACAACGACTTATTCAGATTTGTACCACTCAATGGGGATATTGCTGGACTATGTGCGTTTACAGATCAAGTCGCAGACTCATTCTTTTCACCTGCTGGTTTCAACAGAGGTAGAATTAGAGGTGCAATCAAACTCTCTTATAACCCAAACAACGCAGAGAGAGATAGATTGTATCGTGCGAGAGTAAATCCTGTGGTGAACTTCTCTGGACAGGGTGTAACACTCTTTGGAGACAAGACTGCGTTAACAAAACCAAGTGCGTTTGACCGAATAAACGTAAGACGACTATTCTTACTCATGGAAAAAGCAATCGCAACTGCGGCCAAGTTTCAACTCTTTGAGTTCAACGATGAGTTTACAAGGGCACAGTTTAGAAACTTGGTAGAACCTTTCTTACGAGATGTTCAAGGTAGACGAGGTATATCAGACTTTAGTGTGGTCGCAGATGCAACCAACAATACTGGTGAAGTCATAGACAGAAACGAGTTTGTTGCAGACATCTTTGTCAAACCAAACAGGTCGATTAACTTCATATCTCTGAACTTCATTGCAACGAGAACTGGTGTCGCATTTACTGAGGTAGGAGGTTAATCATGGCAAACATAGATGACTTTAAAGCTAACTTAATCGGTGGTGGTGCTCGTGCGAATCAGTTTAGAGTTACCATAACTCCACCCTCTGGGATTGCGATAGGTCTTGATGTAAGACGAGCATCATTCCTAGTGACTGCAAGTATCTTACCAGCATCAACACTTGGTGAGATTGCAGTTCCGTTCAGAGGTCGAAACATCTATGTTTCTGGAGATAGACCAGCACCTGACACATGGTCAACAACTTTTTACAATGATACAGACTTCATGGTAAGAAATGCGATGGAACTATGGCACAATGGTATTAACGACTTTGCGAACAATACTGGTGTGATAAATCCATCTGATTATCAGACAGACTTATTTGTAGAACAGTTAGATAGAGATGACACAGTTCTGAAGACATATATTTTCAGAAGTGCATATCCATTGACTATCGGTGATATTGCATTAAGTAGTGCAGAAGCTGGTGAGATAGAAACATTTGAAGTAACTTGGAGATACCAACACTACGAACCATCTGGCGTAAGTTTCTAAATCTAACCTACTAAATACCAATAGTAAGTAGGAGATATTATGGCAGAACTATTTGGTTTCAAGTTTGAAAGAATCAAAGACGATAAGGGTAGTGAGAAATTCACTGCCCCCTCGTCTAATGATGGCACTATTGATTTAAGTGGTGGTGGTTTCTATAGTCAAGTTCTAGATGTAGATGGTAGAGATCGCACAGAACATGACCTAATCAGAAGATATCGTGACATATCACAACAACCAGAGTGTGACTCTGCGATTGAGGATATCGTGAACGAAGGTATTGTTTCTGATGAAAAAGATCAATCAGTATCAATAGTTCTAGATAGACTTCCATATCCAAAAAGAATAAAAGACAGAGTAAGAGAAGAGTTTGATGGTGTTCTCAGACTTTTAGACTTTGACACAAAAGGTCACGACATATTTCGTAGATGGTATGTTGATGGTAGATTATACTATCACAAAGTGATTGATAAGAAAAATCCAAGAATGGGTGTGATGGAACTTAGGTTTATCGAACCCAGAAAAATCAAAAAAGTTAGAGAGTTAGTAAAAGCACCAAAGAATGGTAGTAGTATAAACTTAGTTAAAAAAGTAGAAGAGTATTATCTCTACAATGAAAGAGGTATGTTGACATCAGGCCCGTCTGAGGGTATTCGAATATCACCAGATAGTATTACATTTTGTCCATCTGGTTTAGTAGATGCAAATAAAGGACACGTTCTATCATATCTACACAAAGCAATCAAACCTGTAAATCAGTTGCGTATGATAGAGGACGCACTTGTGATCTATCGTATATCAAGAGCTCCAGAAAGAAGAATATTTTACATTGATGTTGGTAACTTACCGAAGATAAAAGCAGAGCAGTATCTAAAAGATGTGATGAACAGATACAGAAACAAACTGGTCTATGATGCATCTACTGGTGAGATACGAGATGATAGAAATCATATGTCAATGTTGGAGGACTTTTGGTTACCAAGACGAGAGGGTGGTAGAGGAACAGAGATTACCACACTTCCAGGCGGTTCTAATCTTGGTGAAATAGACGATATAGTTTACTTTCAAAGAAAGTTATTCAGATCACTCAATGTTCCAATCTCAAGACTAGAAGCAGAACAAGGTTTTAGTCTTGGTCGTTCCACAGAGATTACAAGAGATGAACTTAAAT